TACACCCCATATATGCCGGTCGAACCTCGATTTTAGCCTATATATCGCCCCTTACGATTATTTCCTTAATCCGGACTTAAAATCCGCCGGTGGTGACACCTTGTGGGTTCGATTCCCACCCGCCCCATATACAGCATATACAGGGTGTGAAAGAGCTTCAGCCGGCACATATGGGAGTATCCCAGAAAGGCCGGTTTGTCATGCAAAATAAACTACAGCGGATTTTTGTTAAAGACGTTGTCCAAAAATTCATGATGGCCAAAGAGTCAGAGGGGTTAGCTTCCGGATCTCTACGCTTTTATCATCAGAAACTGGAACCATTTATAGCATTTTGTGAAAAGTGTGGCTGCCCAGAAATACTCAGTATTGAGGGGGATTTGATTCGGCAGTTCTTGCTGAGCTTGCATGAAAAGCATTCACCTGGCGGTGTTCATTCGTTTTTTCGTGCTGTCCATGCTCTGTTCACCTGGTATGATACTGAGTATGAGGGGGAGAATTGGCGCAACCCCATATCCCGAATCAAAGCTCCCAAAGTGCCTGAAGAAATATTGGACCCTGTTTCAGAAGATACGGTTCGAGCGTTAATAAGAACTTGTAAGGATGATTTTTACGGCGTTCGTGATAAAGCAATTTTGTTATTGCTGGACAACACCGGATTACGCGCCTCAGAACTATTAAATCTTGATCTTGACTCTGTAGATTTACCTTTATCGGTTTTATATGTTGAAAGGGGAAAGGGCGGCCATCCACGGGCAATAGATTTTAATCGAGAGGTGAAACGTTCCCTGCGATCATATTTAAAACAACGGTTATCAACTGACACTTACGCTTTTTTCATTAATCGATATGGTGAAAGATTGACGTATGACAATTTACGCAATATGCTAGCGCGGCGAGCCAAATGTGCAGGTATTTTTCCACCTACATTGCATTCATTTAGGCGCAAACATGCGCTTGATTTGCATCGAGCCGGAGAATCATTATTGACTATTCAACATCGATTAGGGCACAGGACTGACCGGGTATTGAAGAGATATATAAAACTTACTCGTGAAGATATGATAAAAAGTGCCCGCAGATTGAAAAAGGCTATCCGATAATTACTATCCGATAATTATTACTTGAAATTCCCCGCCTGGCGGGATAAATGTTATCTCCAAATAAGGTCTCTGTGCTACCGTGCTGTGTTCGCGACTCGAAAATTGATAGCGGTCGTTCAACTCCGTGCGCATCCTCAGGATGTACCCCTCGTACACGACTGAGCCATTGACGATGTTTTGCAGATCGGTGATGCCCGCCGCCACAAACGCTATCGGTTTCCATCCCACCGCCTCGGTCGCCGAAAATGAGCGGCTGCCCAAAACCGTGTTGACAAAATCGGTTGTGGTCGAGCCACAACCCGCAGTGCCCCAGTTGACGCCCGTGCGGGCGATGTTCCAGGTCGCTTCCATCTCGACCCACGGGCGGATGACACGGAAAATGTCCATTGTGCGGGCATTGTCGGACGCCTCTACATCCATATGTAAATGCAGTGTGGCCGACTGAATTGTTGATCCTGCAGGAACATGAGTCAAAATATCAAACCAAATCAACGATCTAGACAGCCACCCCGTACCGGCTGTCGATTCACCAACACGTAAACCGGTAAAACTCCCGTGATTACCTGTCGCTTCATGTTGATGAATATCGGTGTCTCTCCCAGGACTAATGTTGACCGTTACCGTCATGTGCGCCTCACTACCAGAACGAGCGTGACCTGCTGGATGGTCGCCACCGAGTCCACGTTGAACGCTAAAATGTCACCTGCAGCAAGCGTTTTTGTCCAGCCGGTAAGAGTAGTATCCTGTGACTTTTGCGCGCTGCTAAGCGTCGGCTTGGCTGTACTGCAAATTGAATCAGTTACTGTTGGCGGAGCATTACTGTAAGTATCACGCCAAATGTCCACCACAATCGAGCCCGATATATTCGCTAATAGCGTGACACGCTCGATCTCGCAGTTGTACGGTATTTCCAGAAAACCCTTGATGCCGGTGGTGATGACCACCGAACCATTGCCTAAAATGACATTGATCGTTGAGCGAATAATGAGGTCGGGCTCATTTTCCAATATAGTTACACGTCCATTCAAAGCAGCAATATCAGTATGGGCAGTATCTATGCCAGTCTCGATATTATTCATTCGAGCAGCCGTAATTGTAGTGCCCGCCTGCACAATAGCAGGGACAAGCTGCAACACAGTATCTGGCAATAGTGTATTCCCACTGACATCCTTGATGTGATATGTCTCATCGCCAGCCAAAATTTCATCGACCCAGGTAGTCTTTGTGTAAGGCATAAGCGTTACTCCACTCTTATGATAAGCGCATAATGAATACCAGCTTAATGTGCCGGTTCAGATTCGATGCTGCTCCGGTTTGCCCGATCCCATGCCGGTGTGCGCCGCCAGAATACACCAGGAAACCAGCGTCATGATTGTGATTAGCAGCGCGAAAGACATTCGTCCCAGACGGGCCTTTATCAGCAGATACACCTGAATTCGACCACGAATGAAGTACCGAGTGAACATGCGCTCCATTTTCGCTGGTGGCATTGGTTGGATAGGTATGCGTGTGTGTAGCAGCCCCTCCGGTCGTTTTCAATTCTCCGTCATTGGCAGCGCCTTTCGGCATCCTGCCGCGTATATCGGGTGTGCCATTCTGTCCATCACACAACACCCAACCTAACGGGATATCCGCGTTTCTCCAGGCAATGATAGTTCCTATTTCAAACATCTTTATCCTTTCTGTATGAAATAGACTAATGCAAATGGAGGTTCATACGCAGCAGCATTGGTATCAACCACGTCATGATCATGTGCTCCACTACTGGATGTTTGTCCACTGGTGGAATGGGTATGATTCCCGGCTGCGACGGAATGTACACCGGTCGAGAAACCCTGATTGGCAGTGGCTGTGGCATTGGACAATGAACCACCGTATGAATGCGTATGACCTCCGCCGGATGCAGCTTTACTGTTGCTATGCTGGTGATTGGCGGCTCCCGCACTTTGACCAACATCGCTATCAAGGTTAGCCCCAAAGATAAATTGGCCGCGCAAATCGATTCTCCCGCCTAATCCGTCACAAATATTCCATCCCGCTGGAATTTGTGCAATGGGCAGCACAGTCATGACAATCACGCCATTGGGAATGGCGCTGCCTGATACTCTCCGAATCCAATACAAACGCTTCGATGGCGGCAAACCCATAACAGTATTGGTATCCAACAAGGTGTGTGAGTGATTCCCTCCAGAGCCGGTGGATGCCAACCAGCTCGAATGGGTATGTTCACTTGCGATCGATGAGCCGCCTCCAGCAGGACCAATCTCTACGATCGAGCTTGCGCCGCTTTGTGTGCCCACCTCAGCCGTGTGTGTGTGATTTGCAACGGCATTCATCGTTGGGTTTGTGTGAAGGTGCGTATTCTCTCCGATTGGTGTTTCGACAATATCATCCGGTGTTGCACCCAGAATATAAGCATCCTTTGTCGGAGCATAGATCGACCAGTCTGCAGGCAACGCAGATGCCACACCATGCCATAGTACAATTGCGTCAATCAGGCTACCAGAAGAAGGGTTTTGAATGACAATCACGGCAACTCCGCTAAAATGATAACATCAAGCCCGCGTACACCAGTACCGGCGCCATCTACATCTACTCGTATTCTCTCGCCCGTAACCAAATTCTTTTGGGCAGCAGCCACTACAGCAGGCACAGCAGCAGTGTAGCTGTTAAATTCTCCCTGATCGATTGTAGCCGGAGTACTCAGTATGTCGGAGGAGCGGGAAAGATTATGCAACTGGACAGTAACTACACCTGCGGATGATGGCGTATAAACTGCAATATGCACCGAGGTAATATTCATACCATTGACAGCCGCAGGAACAGTGAAAATCATTCTCCCGTCGCCTACACTAAGCGAGGCATCATCAGACAACACTTTCAGGTAGATCGTCTCACGAGATACATTCACCATGAGAGTATCCAATGAATCCACGCCGTTTTCGAGGTTGTTCAACCTGGTGGCGGTGATAGCTGTACCCGGTGTTGTGATGGTGGTTGCCGGAGTGATTTCCACTTCTGCATGAATGATCGATGCACCCTCAACGATACGATATTTCACTGGCGTCGAAGCAGGTATTTCATCGATCCAGTTCGTTTTCACATATTGCTTCTGCATTACAAATACCTCCGATGGGCATTCTGGCGTCTCATGCCAGTTCCGGCTTGTGTAACACCAGTGCGAGGTCTGCGAACCGGCGTTGGAGCATCAGGTACAAACGCAAACATCCGAAATCTAATCTGCCACATACGGCTCTGGCCGGCTGCGCCGACGCCGGCATACACGAGATAGTGCATTTGCCGGAGAATAAATGACCTCATTATCTCTATGTTGCGTTCAATTTCGTTGATGTCTTCGTAATTTGGGGATGTGCCGCCTGCCCCCTCAACATACTGAGTATTGGGGGACGATAGAGAAGCATCAACGTACTTTTCCCATTTTGCAACATTGATTACTTCTAAAAAGTGATTGAATTCAGTAACGGTAGGGATGGTTTGACGGGTAGGCTCTGGTAATGTTTCATAGTCAATTCCGGCATTGTGTAAAAAATTGATCAGCGCTGCCACTACGGATGCATTACCATAAATGCGCACCCAATCAACGACATTGAAAAAAGCCTTAGAGGTGCGATTAACAATGTCTTCACTGGTGCGATCCGTAATCGGTTTAAGCCACATGTTCCACTCCAATAATTTCTGTGTTGACAATGAAACCTCGCGCAAGATCGGTATCCATTTTTTCGATCACGCCCCGTAAGGTTTTACCATACATTGTTTCGATGTTGACCACATCACCAGGTTGTACGGATGGCGCAAACAATTGAACTTTTTGCAGGTATCTTTGTTGATAATAATCGTACAATCGCTGCGTAATTTGGACCAGGTTGTTAGGATTGACCAAATAGGCATCTTTTACTTCCAACACATTCGGCTTGACAGATATGCTCAATCCTGGCGTGTGTATGGCATGTCCACGGGTGATTTCATTGTACGTCTGGCCGGTCAAGATTACCTGGCCTGATGTAGCTACATTTATAATGGCATAGTTTGCGCCGCTCTCGGCAATCGTGCCTCCACTAATACTGAGTGTATGCATAGGCTGGCTAAAAAGAATTTCATGTAATCCTGCCGGCAGATTATCCTTAAATAGCTCCTTGCTCTCCGTAGATGGTAAATAAGAGTGTGCAATTACAGTAACACCAGTAACCAGCGGGCGCATGGCAATCGATTGATTCATACCCTTTTCGGAACGAGTTATGGTTGCAGCAGCCACTTCTTGTGCTGCGATACGTGAACGATATATTTTGATTGTCCATGATCGGGAACAATCCACTGCTGCGCCGGCAGCGAAGGCAATCTGCTGTAATGTTTTTCTCAGGGTGCCATAAGGTATCCAGCCGCTGATTAACACATTATTTAGGTTGGGATCCAATTGATAGGGTATTGATGCAGCGCTCATGATGTCGTACAGCAAATCTTCCAGGCGTACAGCAGTATACATACCTCCACGATGAGGAATACTATCCAATACACCTGCCATGTCTATTGCTCGAAATTCAATTTCCTGTTTGCTCTTGTTCTCCCAGGTGTCCAGATAGAATTGCCCTATTAGATTGATTGCTCCATCCACATATAGATATGCAGCAATTGGCTGACGGGTTGCCAGCGCCGCAAATTCACCGGCAGGATTTAAAATCGAAAATTGCTCATCTTCTGAGAATAATGTCAAATTAAATGCATTAACTCGTAATGATGTGCTCAAAGGATCAACTTCCTCTATTACAGCCGCGCTTTTGATACTCTCGCCGGTGAACGTGATAAGTTTTCCAAAATCAATCCCCAACAAACGAAAATAGCGATAAGGACGAGAGGTTTTCTGAAATGTTATGACAATTCGATTAAAACTCGATACAAATTGGTTTGCAGAAAATTCTACATCTGTCGGGAAATATGTGTTGGATATAATCAAAGCTGCGCCATTATAATAATCAACTTTGATCTCTGATGCGTAATCGCCAGTGTTCAAGGAGAAACGAAAACCAATTCCATCAGTATCATGTAGCTGGCTAAATGTGATCTCTAATACAGGTGGACTGATAAACCCACCACTGGCATTGCTCATCTCTAATGACATCATGCCCACCAACGCCTTGGAAGGATCGACAGGGATAAAACGATAGCGCCCATCTAAAACCCAGTAATCAGGCTCATACGTGATCGATGGATACAGTAATACATTGTCCGTTTTCAAATTGGCAACATTAGAAAATGGCTGTAATGCGGTTGTTGTAGAAATAGTGGCATCCTGTTTGATCTCAATTACATATAAACCAAACGAAATGCGTGGTGTCGTTACTGGCATCAGGGCTTCCTCGCCGGCTCTTTGGCAATGAAACGTGCCGAAAGTTCTTTCCAGTACGGTTTGCCATCTTTAATTCGATATAGCGCATCTTTCACACTGGAGATGTAGCCGGTAAAACGATAAACAGCATTCGTGCCCGGCACTTCGATAGTATGAAAAGCTGTCGGCTCAGTAAGTTTATTATAAAGATTAAAATATAACGATTGATCGAAAATTTCACCAAAGGTGATGCTATAGTTGTAATAAACGCCAATGATTTCACGCCTCAGACTGCCGTCCTCAGTGCGTTCCGCGTATTTGTCCAACACATCCGCCTGACGTTGCACATCCACATACGGCACTTGATAGATCACGCCATCGATCTTGATATAGTTCACCTAATAAGCCCTCCACTTATCAGACTTGCGCCAACTCGCTGCCCTTCCTGATCGATATACGGTTTCATTTGACGTACCAGCTCGGCCATCGATCCTGTAAAGTGCACTTCGACTCTGATTGGTTCGCGTTGTCCTAATTCTTCACGGATAAGTTGACGCAATAGCGCTTCGGGTGTTTCGATGTTGCGCCCGCTGCGCTGATCACCTAAAAGAGCAAGGAACTCCGAATTTGCAGGAATTACCGCCCCGGTAGCCAATCGAGGTATTTGCCTCGCCACAACAGAAGGCAGATTCAATCCCCAGGTTTGACCGCCAAATTGAGGCACCCAAGACGGAATCTCGATCTTGAAACTATTCAGGGCATTGATAATGCCATTCAAAGCGCTGGCAATCCCTCTTAAAAGCGCATTCAGAAAATCGATAATTCGATTGACATTTGACCTTGCCCATTCACGCACTGCAAATAATGCGGCATCCGTCGCCTTTGGTATCCAGTCAAATAACGTCTTGAATGCCTTTTCGATTGGATCAGTGACATTAGCTTTAAACCACGCGCCTGCTTTACCCCACTGTTCAACAATCCAAGACCAAACTTCACCCGCTTTTTCTTTGACATAATCCCAATTTAAAATCAATAGGGCGATAATCGCAATCAGAACGCCAATAGCAAGCACCGCCAAAAAGATCGGTGATGTCAAAAAGGCCATTGCTGCGCCAAATGCCATCGTAACTTTTGCAGCAATCAACGCACCCAATGACCATAAACCAGCGATGCCCGTCAGCAGCAGCCAGGCGGCAGCAAATGAACCCAAAATCACAATGATATTGCGAAAAGCAATAGGATTTTCTCTAATCCACTGGCCTAATTCAACTAGCCGGTCATTTATCCATTTCAGCGCATTAATAAATGCGGTCGCGGTCCAGCCGCCAACAGGCACAAGAATATTCTGGTAAATCCATAATCCCACAGGTTTAATAAAGCGATCTAAAATGAAATATAAAGTCTTGAGATGTGGATCAACAAATTCCCTCACTTTCTTCTTGAGCTCTTCGATGCGCTCCCTGAACTCATCCGGAATTAGATCCTCGGGTGGTTCAATGCCCAGTTCCCCTAACCCACCCAAACCACCTAAACCACCTGGTACAGCGCCGCCACCACCGCCGGTGTCCTGCTGCAAGACATTCAAATCGTCAAATGCCGCCAGCGACCCCTTCGCAGCCTTGCCCGCTTTACCGGTTGCGCCTGCTAAGTTTTCTTGCGCATCTGCAGCGTTGTTAGTAGCATCTGCCACAGCCTCCATCCCGGCTACACTCGCACCAACATTGACGCCAAACAGCAAGCTCATCACCCAGGCGACTCTTTGCGCAAACCAGGTCAAAGCGTCAACTGCCATTTTGATGTAAGGCATGATTCTGGATACAATTGGAATAATAGAATTGCCTACAGCAACCCGAAAATTCTGGAAACTTGTGCCCAGCGCCGCAACCTGACCGGCATATCCACCTGACAACTTGGCGGCATCTCCAACTTGATATTTGCTCTCCTCTAAAATGCCATTTAATTCTGCCTGTATTTTCTGTTGCTGAGTCAACTTGTCAGCCGTCGTTCCGATGCTCCGTGCATACTCTTGCCACATCTTGGCAACATTCTTGGTAACGCCGGCATTATCGACTAAAATGCTATTTTCATTCTTCAAACCCTCACTTGCGCTGCGTATGGCCTGACCCATCGTCATGGACGCCTGCCGGCCAAAAGCTGATGCATCCTTGAGCGCAATTAATGTTTTCTGAATTTGGGACGTATCATATCCACGTAATGCCAGATTTTTATATGCGATAATAGCATCGGTTGCCGGCACCAGGCCATCAGCAATGTAATCATCAATGAACGCCTGGGCGCCCGAAAAACTCTGTCCAGTACCCTCCAACACACTCCGCAGCCCAACCATGGCTGAAGCCAGATTCGAGGCCGCACCGACAGCAGTTCTCCCGAAGTTGACAATTGCCGCTATACCAAATGTAATACCAATGGCAGCCGCCATGTTCCCAAGCGCGGTTGTCATCCGCTGAATGCCGGCGTTGAAGCCCTTACTATCCAGGCTGGTATCTATTCGAATGCTGCCATCATAACCGGGCATTTACTTGCGCTCCCGGCAATACTGAGTATAGATGCCCTGGCTGACCAAAAGTTTCTTGAACCACTCCACCATCTCCGGAGTCATCTTTGCAATTTTCTTTTTTATTTCCGGTCGGGCAAGCAGCTCATTCATAATTCGAGGATCAACTTTGGTTTGCACGATTTCTTTCTCCTTCTGTAACCAGCCGTAAAAATTCTGCTTCTTGCTCTTTCTCTTCGAGTGATCGATTATCGATTTCCGGCACCTCGAATAAATCTCCCATTTCTCGAGCCGCCTGGCGTTCTTCTTTGGTGGCCTTTCCTGTTTTTACTCGCTTTCGCAGCGCAACCAGGTTACAAAACGTTGTATTTGCTCCTAGATCAGAGAACAAAGCCAAAAATTGCCACCAATGCAAATACTCAGTATTGGGGAGGTCGAGCCCGTGGGTCTGCTGAAAAGCGGCCAGGATGAAATTGGCATCTTTGGCAAAACTGTATAATCGCGGTGATGAATTATCCTCTTCACCAGGTTGCCCGCCATTTAAAAATTTCAATCCCTGAATGAAGGCTTCCTGAGTATCTTTTGGCGGATCCGGATAAAGGTTATCAATCAAAATCATCTGCTTTTCGATTGCACTCAAAGCATTATCCTCAAATGCCAGTATGACCCGCAGGCAATCTCTGAAGTTCGTGTTGATCTTAACTTCTTGACTGTGGATCATCACCGCAGTGGGCAGCTTTTCGAAAAGAATATTCACCACATTTATTTCATCACCTTTGAGCCAGGGCGCTTTCGCGTATACTTCGCGATCATTGGCGAACGTGATTTCTGAATGATCGGTGTGATCCCTTCAAAAAACTGGCAAATTGCCTCTAAGCTAAGTACATCTCCAAATGCCTTTTGAGATGTTCCGGCGCCAAAGAGACTATCGATCATAGTGCGCATAGATTCACAAAGCTCACGTACAAACGTCAATCGTTCAGATAGGTTTTCTGGCAAACCAAGTTCATTGAGGGATGAAACCTTATCAAGTTCCTTCGCTTTCCGCTGATACTCAGCATATTTCTGGTCAAACTCGTGAATCAGCATGTAAAATCGATCAGCAAATGCCACTTCGCTTGGGTTAAACTCGATCACTCGATTTGGATCATCATTGATGCAAACTTGTTTCTTTCCAACATCGATGCGAATGCTTTCCATAAAAAACAGCCTTTCCAAAAATACCCGTCAAAATTGAATTGACGGGCTCGTAAGATACTCAGTATGAGGGGTCAATTCAAAGCTTATTAGAAGAGCAACATTATGACCCAGTAAATGCCAGTGTAACCGGATTGAAGGTTCCAGTTACCGGATCACCCACGAAGTTAATCGTGTAGTTGATCTTCGCCGATGTGCCGCCATCGCCGCCGAAGCTGTCGATCTGGATGGATACTGCCTGCTTTTCAGCAGGATAAGCGCCTGTCACTGGAGCTTCATACAACCATACATTTACAATCTCCGTCCTGGCTGCGGTCAGCACTGCGCGAGCCTGGCGCAAATTATCGATGTAATCAAATACCGCATCGCCAGCTTTGCAGGTTCCTTCGATGGGCATGGTCGGTTTGTAACTCTCAATCTCGGTAGACCCGCTATCCTGATGAATATAGACCTCTTCCAGCGTTTGCGGGTTGTAGTTGATCGTCCCGGTGGTAATGCCATCGCCAAGCAACGACCATACCGGAGTTGCAACAGTGCCGGTGTTCAAAAAGGTTTTGAAATTGCTGCGCTTTACTGTAGTTGCCATAGTTCCTCTTTATGGTTCTTGCATATAAGTTAACCGGGCTTGAATTTGGTAAATGCCGGTTTCTGAATTTCCTTGTTCAAACAAAAATGCCCAATTGAGCGCTTCGAGTGCAATCGCAGTCTTGCCTGCATCTAAAACTGGCAAATTGTCATTTTCAGTCTGCTGCTCAAACCAATCTGCTAAGGCCTCATAAAAACCACTGGTCTCTAATCGTTCCAGATCGTCGGCTGTAGATTCCATTGACTGGAAGGCAAAGCTGAACTCACGCAAGCTGCCGCCATTCAAATAACGCTCAACGATTCGTCCTCCGGCAATTGGGATAATAGCATACTGCGTCGGCTCGGAACCCAGATAATTCACCCAGACTGGAGCGCTCTCCGCTAGTTCTGTGTAGGTCCTTAGGTAGTTTCGCAGTGACGCTATGATGCTCATCTAACCACCTCTTCCGGCAATCCTACGGGCGCCGGCAAGAATCCGTTGGCCGTGGACTTGCACCATACGGGCAAACCAAAACGGTCCGCGTTGTGGTCCTGTCTGGCTGCCGGGTTTGCGTTTAGCGTAGTACTGCGCCCTGGCGTATGGCGCTATCCAGGAAACTTCGCCACTGCCTATGTCCGTGCCCAATGTGCCCGATTTAACCAGCATGCCGGTCAGCAGAGGGGTAAAGGGTTCAGACAGACGCAAAACCTCACTATCAACGAATCGCTGGGCAGCGGAATAACGGGCTTGCCACTTTGGTTGAAAATTTGTGTTCCAAACCAGTCGTGCCTTCCCGCCTTTGGTAGTGACTATTTTGCCGCGTGGCGTGTCAATAGTTGGACCTCGTTTCTTTGCCATCATGCGCATCCTATCTGCCAATGCTGCAAATGTCGCCCGCCATAGTCCATGCGGTCCACGCTGCGAATGCTAACTACATCTGGGTATTTCTTCTTCAACGCGGTAATGGTAAATGCTGCGCTGATTTCATCGGTCACTAACCCCTTTACCAGGATATCACCAGATTTGAACGAAAATACACCGCGCGTAAAGGGAATATAAATTGCAACGCTGTCTGCTTCGAGTAATCCTGACCGCTGCACATTGACCGCTTTCCGGTCTTCCCAGAATACATCCCGGATTTGAGTTCGTGTCCACGCTTCAACGCCATTAATCACACTCTTGTTATAAAGCGTGCAATCACTGTTTGTTTTCACAGCTCACCCCGGTACATCAAGCCAGTATTCCAGAGATACCGTTTTGCTGCATTCGCCAATCTCACTTCAGCAGGCACTTTAGATAAATATGTTATCGAGTAACTACCCACTCGTTCACTTTCAACCGCGCCACCGGCTTCTTCCAGGCCTTGCATCTCCTCAGCTACCGCACATGCTGCCATCTTAATCTTGTTGATGATCAATTCATCAGTAACAGCGCCAGCCTGGTCAAATGTTACCTGGTCAATGACTTCAGAAGCGCGTAACGCTAATCGATCAAAATTGACAGCGGCTATGGCAGTCCCTTTAAACTGCTGAGTATAAAAACTGTAATCTACATAGACTGCCATAGCGCATGTCCTTCCCCATAGAGGTTGATCACCCCCTTTCGGGATAACTTAGCTGGCCTTGATGTGTGAGTAAATGCCCTTCACCTTGTTGTCATAGACAAAGGCATCATGGTACAGGCGATATTGCACCTTGTAAGCATCCGCGTCCTGATTCTCATCAGGCGTAAAGATTTTCAGTGCAGCCAGCTTGGTTGCTTGCAGCACAGCGCTGGGATGCAGCAACAGGAAGTTGATATCGCGTCCGGTTGTCGCCGTCTTAGTGTATCCACCGGCTGTACTGGTAGCGCCGGCATCCAAAGTGATACCTTTGTAGAATCGAGTCTGCGGAACCATAATGATAGGCGTATTGTCCAACGCCAGTACCCGGCGATCAACACTGGTCTCAGATGCCAGCGAACGTGTAACGGCTGCCTTGATAAAACTGTCCACGGTATCAGACACAAACAGCAGGCGCCCTTCTGCAGGAACTTCATTTGCGTTCAACACTGCATGCGCAGCATCAATAGCCGCCAGCACGGTACCGCTGGTCAACGTTGTCGGAGTACCGACCTCTGTGATGCCCGACCAGGTTGCATATCTTGAGAAGCGATAGGCATCCACTTCCGGCGCTACCTGGGTACGGATGAACTCGCCCGCCAGGGAACCAAAAGCCATCCCCAGCGTTTCGTCATCATCCATGCGGTCGATAGAAAATTCACGCCCACGGGATGCTCCGAGAGTCATCGTTTCCCAAACCCCGGTCACATCACCGACCGGATAACCGCCAGAGCGGGAATAGTTACCCAGGCCAACAGTGGATATCTTAAAGACTCTGACCACCGCAGCCCCGGCAAAATCAACCGGTTTCGTCGGCGCATCCATGCGAGCCGTCAAGCTCTCACGTCTGTAGATTTCATCCAGAATCGGCTGAAATTTGGTTACAAGATCAATTGTATTTGCCATGTGTTATTTCTCCTCGGTCGGCAATCCAGCCGCTTTCCGGGCAGCCAGAATTACCGGATCATTGATTACGGATTTATTGTTTCCCCCAATCACAATCTTGGGGGGGTTTTCGCCACTATCGAACAGGAAATCATTCTCGGATTGGATTTTTTCGAGTTGGTCTTTCAGTCCGGAGATCGAGCCATCCTCAGCCAGTTTCAACAGCTCAGTATTGAGCAGAGCACGTACAGCCTTCACATTTTTGGCTTTCGCGCCGGTCAGAGCGCCGGTCAATGCATGTTCGAAATGGAGCTGCTCAAGCTGCTTTTTGGCATCGATCTGTACCTGCTCAAATTTAGCTTTGTACTCGTCGGCGCTTTTCTTAACGCCTTCGATATCCATGCCCTTGAAGTTCTCGATCTGCTTATTGGCTTCTTCGAGCTGCTTTTTCAGCGTGTCGGCTTCGGTTTTTACTGCGGTCAGATCCGTTTTGTGCTTCTCGATATCTTTACCATGTTCAGCCATGATTTTATCGATCTGCTCAGCAGTTAAACCCAACTTTTCCAAATCTTCCCTTTTCATTTCCTATTCCTTTCGCTATCGCACTACGTTGCTTTTACGTGTCACGAACACATGGTGTTGGCTAGCGTACGTTCTAACCCAACGATTAAAAAAAGACCGCTCGATGTAATAGCAAACAAAAAATCATTTGCGACTACACCGAGCGGCCAACTTCGGTATCAGGCCGTAAGTATTCAATTACACACATTATAACAATATCACTGCAAAATGCAAGAAATTTAATGTGTTCGATTTTGATTAATTGCTTCTTGAAATGTAAATCGATCTGTGCTAAAATAAAAACGTCCTGAGGTGGGAAGGCACCCCCCACGCCCTTGAAAGAGGAGAGATGCTGACGTAGTGCCAGTGGACGGGACAAAAGACCGGAAACGGTCTTTTTTTATTTGATCTTGAGATATTTAGATTTAAGTGTTCCATCGGCATAAAATAAATCTTTCCAGTTTGCTTCGTGAATCGTAGTAATTTGATGAAAACCACTTGGTGTTTTGCTCAAGCTAACCGCCACAATCATGAACCGGTCTTCTATTTTCCCACCAGGATATAACTCGGAAACAAGCGTGATTGAATTATAACCATCTCGTCTTTGACGAATCGTCTTCTCAATAAAATTGGGCGATTGTATCGCTTTTACAAGTCCTTCTTGATTCTTTTCGAGCCATTCCAATCGATATCTATGTTTCGGATCGGAAAGATGACTCGCGGAAAACTTATTATAAATAACCGGTTTTGGTGTAATAAATTTCTTCCCCGGTTCCATTTCTGAAAAATACTTAGAAACATCTCCCAAATCTGTAACCTGTTGATATTCCCCTGACCGAAAATCAATCTTCGGAGCTTTTATTGACACATTTGGATGATAGCCAATTCTTTCCCGTTCATACTGCCTTCCCAACCTCGTTTGTTTCGTGAAATCCCGCATTCTGGCTTGCCACTCTCGCACCTTGCCCCACTCATACTCAGTATCAAGCTGCGCCGCCTTCAATGCCCCTTCTTGCCGTTTCCAGTAACGAATCTTTCGCTCAATTTCTCGTTGTTGCTGCGTTGCCTCATAAACGCTAATTTCCTGACCATTATAGGTAACGGTTTTGTTCACATAACTTTCAAGCTCAGCTTTTGAGTAAGCATTCTCAGAAATACCCTCGAAAAATGGATAGAAACTATGACGGCAATTATGGATTACAATGTCATTAGCAAAGTACCAGCCACCTTCTGTTTCGAGGTTATAAACATGGACAAAAGAACCTTGCGTAGATTTCCGCTCGATGAAAATGATGTTATCCAACTCTACAATTCCGGGGTATCCACTACAACTATCAAGGAGAAATACGGGTGTTCCCTGAAAGCGGGAATTGAAGCAATCCCGCAAAAAGCCATCTGGAAATATAACATCGACCTCGCCATTGGAAACGTCGCCGTGGAAGTAACCGGCAGAGGAAGGAAACCGGACTATATTCCCATTTACAGAGAGAGAATCAAATATATCTTGAATTCTGGTTTCTCCCTGGTCTATATTTGGGCTTCCACCGCTTATCCGGTCAAAGTAGGAGCGGCAGATTACATTATCTCCTTTTGTCAGCAGACCAGCCGCGATCCATCCCTTGTTGGTCAATATAGGGTGATTGGGTGTACAGGAAAGCTCCTTGCCTCCGGCAGTGTGCAGGATAATGATTTCACCGGAATATTCACGGCGATACCCGGCACATATAGCCGGACCTGACACAACCGTTTCGCCAACGACACAGTTCCAACCCATCAACCCTTCACCGCTGCCATAACCCGTTTTCTCGATAAAACTCGGATATTCAGCATGAGTGCCTGACCTGGAATAGACTTTTCCCTGCCACCCCTCGTGATTGGCCGGCCCCGTTCCAGTATTACGAGCGCCGATGTGAGCAGATACAGCAACCAGATCGATCCCCATTTCATCAGCACGCGCTTCCTGGAGCTTTCCAACTGTTTGATTGACTCCGGTCAATACAGTTCGCCGCATGGCAACATCCAAATGGTCTTGACGACCACTAAAATGGATCACCGGTAATCCTTTGTCAGCCACATCCTTAACTGCCTGACGAATTGCCGTATTGTAATCAAAAGCCCCACTGGTTATTTGCATATACGCCAGGTCAGCAGCATCAATAAAAGCATTTTGTCCGCTAATTGCCGTAGTCATGGTCAAGTTTTTCATAATGCCCTGGGTTTTATTCAATCCAGCAGCCAAAACTTGTTTCATCGCCGGGGATAAATTGAGAGGAATAGGCTGAAGGCCGGCAGCCTTATAAATTCCATCGTCAAATGTCATCGCTTTTACACCGGCTTTTTCAAACATGGCTTGTAATTCCCCACTTGTTTTGCCAGTCAAAATCGTCAGCTCAGATAAAATGTTTTCGTATAACTTGCCGCTCTCCGATAGCCGTTGCATCTGCCAGGCCGCCGTAGAACTGGCAAAATCCAACTTTCCCAACCGCCGCGCAATATCTATAATGACCGAATCAGCATACTCAGTATAAAGGGTAATCAGGCGTTGCGGCAGCGCATCGAGCTGGTCGGAGGTGAGCATTACACACCACGAAATAGATCGGCAACTTGAGGTTGTTCAGCCTGAATCTCTGCTATTTTTGCTTTAGCAGTTATTTCATCCTCATCCATATTACGCATTCGAAATTCGATTTTGCTCATCAACCCTTGCTGCACCAATCTCATGTCCTGTTGAAACCGGGCATCTTTGTCGATGATTACACTGTCATCAAAGGCAAAAATGGTTGAATATGACCCACGTGGCGCTAGATTGCCCAAAGTCGCCCATATATCCATTGCCCAAAGCAATTGTTCTAACGCATTCTGAAGCGTCTTCTGAGTATCAACGATCGTTGCATATGTGCGCTGGCGAGATATCTTGATTTCGGTTGCAGTCTTATCAATCTGTTGTGGATCACTCAAAGTGCCATAAGCAAGCCCGCAAGTGTATTCGATCCGTTTTAGAATTGCATCCAGGCCGGCTAAATAATTTTGTTCTCGGATCGTAGGCGTCCATTCGTGAAACATTTCTTCATCAGAAACCTGGCCACCTTGATTTAGCGTTCGATATAAGCGCTTGTTGGGAAGAATAGGCTTGCCTTTTTCATCTTTACCAAAAGCCAGCACGTCTACATACAATGCCCGATTACCGCTTTCGAACTCCCACAATAAATCAGACCATAATCCGTCTGCTTGTTTGATTAAGTCAATGGCACGAGCATAACAGGACACACCTAACGGGCTGGTTGGATCGATATTGTTCGCCTGTGGAAACCGGAAATAAGCAAACAACGGTTGATCGACGCCCGTAATCATTGCCTCTGGTTGAATATCTGCCCATTCCGCAACCTCACCAAGCGGAATTTGTACCCCCAAAGTATCCCGTGAGGTGCTTCTGAATGCCATATTTCTAATTTCGCATCCGGAATCGGTCATGGCATGAGATTCCAGACGCGTATAATACCTATTACCTGCTATCTTTTGATCGACAAACACACACGCGGTGATGTTGCCATTGGAATCAAATCTCACCGGGTAAAACATATCAGCCTGAACGAAATCGACAGCGATCTGGTTGCCATCGATATATGGTTTAAGCATCAACCCACCTTTAGCGCAACCATATTCCACCTGCTGCCGCAATTTAGGCAATACTCGTTCAAACTGGAGCGCTAAATAGTCTGCTCGGGGGCTGCCTTCGATGGTCACATCCATTTCAATAGTAACCGCCCGCGCAATTTCACCGGCGATGGCCGCTGCCAGGCTCAAACTTTTCACATGGGTATCCAGCCAGGGCGCTTTATTTTCGTACATCGCCGACCACAATTGCAATGCCTCAGCCATAACTGACGACACTGCAACATCAACTTTTAATGCGGTTTTCACAGTTGACTGAGTAAACATCTTTTTGATGACCTCCCGAATGAAATCTAAAATCCTCTGGAACATGATTATGATCCTCTTCGTCGCCAGATAAGATTTGTGGCGTACCTGGTTGCATCAATGAAGTGGTTATCCCGATCTGGATATTCACTGATGAAATTGCCATCCGGATCCTGCTCCAGCTCATAGTTGATAAACTCTTCAGCAGCATACGGACAACGCTCATGATCAATCACAATCGCAGCCAAAGATTGCAGCCACTTCATGGAATATTTAACACTCTCAGGACCTTTCTCAGCGCCGCGGCAGGTTAGGCCATACTCACGATAATCAGCTACACTCTTTGGTTCAGCCGAATCCGAAATGATCAAGTCCGATGGTAATACATGCTTATCGCTGATCAACATATCGGCTGTTTGACGATTAGACGCCTTAAGCGCACGCAGCTCATCATAGATATACAGCGTCAACCTGGCTGCATCATAATGGCATTTCACCCATGCATACGGATCCGGATAATAACCCCAGTCGTTACCCATTAGAACATGGTCAAACTGAGAGATTTCATCATCAGTAATTTTGCGGAATTGGACATTTTCGAAGACCAAACCACCAGTACCATTAGCAATTCCCAGGTATTCGTGCTCGTAGGCTTTAGGATTGATCACCTTCAAATGATCAGCTTCTTCCAAGAAGACTTTACCCAACCATTCAGGAGGAACTTCCAAATAGCAGCTCTGATGCTGATACTGAGTATTCTTGGGGATTTTTACGTACTTATTTGCCCAATTCGCTGCTGTCCGTGGCGGGTTGAATGATTTGAAAATATAGGCCAGGTCTCCGCCACGAATTACGCTTTGCTCGATCTTGCGAATTGCCTCTTCACCATGAAATTGATCGAGTTCTTCGAACCATAGGATTCCGATATAGCCAAATGCCGGCTTTATTGATTTAATCTTCCCTGGATCATCCGCGCCTCGAAAATAGATTTTCTGGCCAGTAGGCAAGTATGTTATTTCCAACGGCGAAAGCGTGCACTTGAACTCATTATCTAACCCCAATTCGCTGATAGACCATAGAAATTGGGAATAAACACTGTCTTTGAGCGTATTGGCCACTTGACGAGCTGCCAGCGCATGCATCTCTGGATTATTTTTCAACAAATAGAGAATAACCAGTGAGACAAATGTTGATTTTGTCGAACCTCGCCCGCCATAAAATAGATACTCAGTATGTTGATGGTCTCGGATATCCCGATACGCGTTGAGAAATTGCGGAGAAATCAAATCAGCGGGAAGAGAAAACGAAGCTGCGCCAGCAGCCAGCCGTTCTTCATCGGTGAAAATCCGCATGTGTTTTCCGAGCATCATCATCGCTGTTTGTGGATCGTGCAATCCCAAACTGACAGAATTCGTTTTTCCTGTCGATGTGGCAACTCGCTTGACCAGGTGCCCGCGCTCTTTCAACGCCCGTTCGTTGATATAAACCATACGCCCACCTTTTTCGGTCTCCACAAAGTCACTGATACTAGCTCGTCCCATTTGTGAAAGCCTGGCAAGCAATTCTGCCTCCCCCATTATCTGTTCACGCCACTTCTTATCAGCCTGATCGATGACCCATTTATCCCAGGCTTCAGCGCGAGGCCACCAATCATCTTCGTCGGCCATTCGCCGCCAGGACCCAGGAGCATTCTTGCCTGGTATTTTTCCCTGCTGCGCCCGCACCAGTTTGTATGCACCATTCAATGTCCGTCCAGGTCCCATCAACCGGAAAATATTGAACCACGAATGCCTGACGTATGCCTCCCCATCTCGCCGATCCCAAGGTTGACGCTCATCAATATCGCGTGACATGGCAATCAATCATTACACAAGATGTGAAACACCATCAAAGCGCATCGCTGACCAGCCACGTTCGTGGCGTACCCATATTTCATCCCCACGAACTGTATCGCCAGCCGAAAGCATGCCTGTTACCGGATATCGTATACCTGGTCCTGACCGCACACGTAGATTGTCGGTCACAACTCGCAGCGCTGAGAATTCGCTCGTCTGCTGTGGTTGAGATGCTGCCGGAGTTGGAGTTGGCTCCGGAGCTGGGCTGATGCTCCAACGATAATCTCGAATCACATCCCACAAATCACTGTGACGACGAGTATGTTCCCACACCCAGAAATTGCATCCCTCGCAAGTTTGTTGAGCTGTAATCATAAACTCCAAAATCTGATTTGCGGTTGGCCGCCAGCCGTGTTCCTGAAATGCCGCCCCAGTCGGGATAATCGGTCGCTGCACCAGGCTTGCCTGTCTAAACTGACGGATTGACTCACGCAACTGTGCACCCGAATTGGTCGCTCGCATCCAGTACACCTGGGGAAGATTAAGGTCGCAATGCTCCAGGAAACGATTGAATGGAAACTCCCGATGCAAATTAGGAAAACGATAGCTCGACAATCCTATAGGCAGGTCTCTCAAACCCGCTCGCAGCCGGCGCATATAATGACCCGCTTGTCCAGGCCGATTTTTATACTCCACTTCGGCATTTACTACAAAGCCATCCACGCCCAATTCCAAACAGCGCCGGATGGCAATATCCGCTTCACGTTCGGGGTGTTGCCCATACACATATTGCCAGCCCCACACATGGATGCCTGCAGATTTCAACACATCAACTACTGGTTTTGTTGGGTCAATCTGCATGTATGGGAAAGAACGAACACCATCCGCAATTTTGACCAAAACATGAGATAGCCCGGCAGATCGAGCAGTAAACGCAATTGTCTGTGCATTACCGTTCTCACTCCGGCTGATGTTCCACATGTACATACCTTTACCCAGTATCATCATTTTCCTCCCAATCGCCTGGCTCCCAACATGGTTTCGCGTTCATCTCACCAATTTGCCGGATCAAAATTCCAATCCCATTCATCAAATCAAGCACACGATGCGCATACCGGGACAACTGCCGCTGCAATCGCTTAATTTCGCGGTCCTGCCTGGTTACATGCTGTTCAAGTTCCGCTAAACGCGTTTTCAGTGGTTCTAGTAACGATACGGCAGCATCAGCGATCGCATCTGCAGCATCCGCTTTATTTTTTACCCGAGTGGACAGGTATACAAGCAACCCACCAAAAATTGCGCCGACCGCCCCAATGATCATTTCGATGATTTTTTCTGACATAGATTTACCCGTAGGAGCGTATATCATGTTCATTCACCTCCCGCTGCCTGGCCGGGAAATATGTGCCGATCAATTGGTGTATGTAACTTGCTCCCATACCAATCGATACTCCGGTAACAATCACTCCAAACGCGGTAGGTTTGACCGGTGTTTCAACCACCTGGCCGGCCAGATAGATCACATCAAATTGATAGACCCATGCGCCAGCAACTCCGGCTGCTACAGCCAAATAGACCAGCGCCCATTTATACGGCTGCAATACCGGCACATGATCAACAATCCGGCCAAACAGCGCCTCTACCAGCGTTTCAACCAGAAAGGCCAGCAGCAAAATAACGCCCAAAGTGCCCATAACTTCTCCAAACATATCGATCTCCTCTCAAAAGAAAATAAGAATGCCCGGCACATGCCTGAACGTCTCAAGCGTGTGCCGGGCGGTCAACTTCGGCTCTGTCACATTGTGACGACCGTAGAATCACCCCCACGTGTGTGGGGAAAACTTATTCAGTTGCACCTATTCTAGCACACCTTATTCGATAAATCAATTCATGCAAACGATAATCGCGGCTGTCGAAGTGGAACAGCTTGCGACATACCCCACAAACACCATGCACATAAGCAACATCGCTAACACCAAGTCGCAGCCATACCCGCTGACGAACACGGATCAATTGGCCTATTTCTGAGCCACACTCACTACATCTCAAACTGGAATCCAATGCTAGCAAATTCTCATCACTCAATTAGACCTCCATTTATCCCTTCGATAAATAAAATATCGCCTCACGATTGGTAATGCCGTAAAGCCGGGAGTAAAGATTGATCACATCTAATGGTTTCGAAGTGCAACCGGCATAGCAGCCGCAAATCCCACGATGGATATCGATCCAAAAAGACGGATTATGGTCATCATGAAAAGGGCACTTATCCACATACCAACGGCTATTGCTCGAAGTGCTTTCAGCTTGCGGAAAGAACTCCAAAAGGGAATGTTTCTCACGCGCCTGGTCAACGAGCGCACGAGTGGGATCAGGCACACGTTCCGCAGAAGCCCACGGATCGGAATTTGGAACTTGAACAGTATTAGCAAAAAATGCCGGTAGATACTCAGTATTGGAGAGGAGCAGAGATGCTGGGATGATATCGGATAAAGCCTCTGCCATAACAATATGGTTGTTAGGATTTATGGGCTGATAGTTAATTCCGGACGGGTGCACTGAAGGCGGTATAAGCACATAACCATTTCTGGCCTTAATATCGATTCCGGGCAGTTTTCGGTTTTGATCTGCCTGGGGTAAATAGACATAGATGTGGATGCCTCTTGCTGTTTTGACCTGGTATGTTCGTTCGGCAATAAATTGGGAGATGCCACCACGTTTAGAGGTCCACAATAGCCAGTGGGTATATGTAGAAAGGTTATCAAAATCGATCACGACTAGATTATTCCAGCCAACTATGAGACCGATATTATGTAAATTTCCGGTGAACCACCGTTGTAACTCAGTATAAGAGGGGAGCCGTGTTTTGAAATCGTGCCAATTTAAATCCGGTTTTTTGTCCCGGAATTTAATAGGGATGGTTGCGATTCCGATATTTTTCCAAAAAAGAGCTGTTTCAAGAATGGTTGTCATGATTTTCACTTATCAAAAAGCCTAACTTTCTTTCATCGTGAAAGAATGTGTACCAACTGTACCAACCTGTCCAACCTTTTCCTATAAATTTATAAATTACTACTGTTACTAGAACATAATTTACAGCTTTAACAGCATTTAGGTTGGACGGTTGGTACAGTAAGGTATAATTTGAGGCATAATTTTTTTATCATTCTTTAACATTACTCTGGTGGAAACCCTTTTTTTGCTCATTATTTTCTAGAAAAAACCTGTACCAACCTGCGCATAGCCAGACCCAACTTTCGCATAGCCAGACCCAACCTGTACCAACCTTGAAAAACAACTGTTCTAAAAAAGCAATAATTACGGTAATTACACCTTCGAGTATGCTAAAATAGCGCAATTTCTTCATAGAATATTAGTAAAATATAACCAAAGTAATAAAATCATAACCGAATAGATAGCAAAAACAAATAAATATTGCATAATTAGAACAGTAAATAACAAAATCGTGTTATTTAAGTTATGTAATTGATATAAATGTGCAAAATATTGGCAAAATGCAAATAAAATATGCATGGCGATCCTTTTTTTGACCTATGGCACCACAATCGGAGCTATTTTGATACCGGCATAACCCCAAGCTCGTTGACCCAAACTATTCGTCCTTTTACGCCTCTGCAAACCTAATTTTGTAGCTACCGCTGCTAACGCCATAGCATTCCCGCGGCTGTTTCCCTTCAAATTGCCCTCCGTTGGATTTTCAAGAACAGAAAGAATATCCGTTGTAGCTGTCCATTTTGTCTGATCCGCCGGATCAATGATGAAATATTTCATCAGCAGATTTTCGATCGGGTCGATAACCCCGTAATATTCGGCAATTTCATTTGCTTTTATCTGTTCATCCGGAGCAATGCGATAATCTTCTTTGGCCAGGTACGCCGCCATTGCCTCCGCCCAAAGAAGACCGGGATCGAGCCCTGCATATCCCCAATCAATACTGAGTATGTTACTGACGAGAAAACGGCGATTGCCGGTTGGATCAGAAAAAATGCCGGTGCTGTTGTTGATGGTGCCAATAAAACTTGCCATTGCCGGCTTTATGATATCCACCCGCCCATAAGGTTTTCTGACCGTAATTTTTCGAGTAGTCAAAAACGACTTCAGCGCCTCATAATCCGCTTTGCGGGTAGTCGCACCGAGCTCTGATACCTCCCAAATCCAATATCTGGCCAATCGAATGATGCAATCTTTATTGTTCGGATCGATCGAGCCTTCGGTAAAATAAGCGGGCAGCGGTTTCGCCAGCCAGCGTACAAATTCACTTTTGCCAATGCCCTGTTTTCCATCCAATATCAACATCGGATTTTGTTGGGCCTCGAAAACCTTTGCACATGCGCCGATTAGCCATTTTCGCAGCCATATCGAAAACATCCCGAATTCATCTGTGAAATAATCACAGAGATTTTGAATATATGGCTGACCATCCCAGGATAGTGAAGATAAATAGTCCTTTACTGGATGATACCGATGCTTCCAGGCATAAGCTCGATATGCTTCCTCGCCGGTAGTGACCTGGTAAAAGCCGGCATCTCGCAATTGAGAACGGATAGTATCGATGTGGCCTTCTTCCAGAGGTTCCCCATTGATTTCGATCGTGTCATCACATTCGTTTAGTTTAAAGTCATAACCAAACCGCTTCAATTGGGTCAAGTAATCTTTGGTTTTGAACCGCTTCTTGTTGCCTTTTTGCTGCTCGAAATCGAGTATCTTTTTGATTTGAACACTTAAAGCTTTTGTCAGAGAGACTTGCACATCCCCCGAATACGCATGCAGTGAGTTTGAATATGCCGTATCGATATCAACCCCTGAAGAAACCTCCTGAAACATGTGTGTAAATATGTTTTTCCAGGGCTGCCCAATCGGAGCCGCCTGGTTAGGTGTTTGCTTCAACGCTAACCAGGTAGCAATTAATTCCATGCCCTCGATAAAATCGACTTCTTGATTGAAAACCTGCTCGAGAACCGTTGCATCCTGGGGGAGAATGCCAGAATTGATGAGCGATGTGAAAAAGTTAGTCGTCATACTTCGAATACTGAGTATTGGCTGTGATTTTGCATTCTGGGCAACCTTTGCGATCCGAAGTGCCAAAGCGATGCCGCGCCCAATCGTTCCAGGCGTCCGCAGCGCTTGCACTGTGAGGTGTTTCTGTTTCGATCTGGCAATACCGCTCATATAGAGCTTTGCCGACCTCACACAGTTGATATACTATCATCGGCTTCCTCTAGCAGTGCAATGGCATACTGTGGAATTGAGTAACCCATAGCCTTTAATTCCCGGAGAAAGCTCGCGCACTCATCTGACGTATTACAATAAAAGGTCATTCCGTCATACGGCAATCCGATGATTTGCTGGTTTGCATTCCGGACCCATTCACGTGTTGCATCCCAATAGGCAAGCCAGGCTTTTACATCGGTTATTGGAGGCTCGATAGGTCTTGGTTGATCACTTACATATCGAATTTTGGCGATATTGATGACAAAGGCATCATAACCCTCGTATACATATACATCCGACTGATAACAATCTGACGACCAACGGCAGTAGCTCATGGTTTACTTCCAAGCAATAGCCGTTCGATGCCTGCTTTTAACTCTTTGGCGCGGTCGATCGTGATCGATTGCCCGCCTGTAGCCGCAGCTAATCGCTCCAGGAAGTCTCTACCTGTGGGATTTGCTTCTGGTCCGACATAAATGACATTGATTTTATTTTGAAACGTCTGAGCGATTCTGAGCGTGTTCTGGGGGTCATCCGGTTGGCCATCACTGATCAGAAAGAATTGCATTCCTGGAACATCGGCAATTTTTGCAAATGATAGTGCTTTGTCCATTCTTGTGCCGCCGTTGAAATTTACGGGCGTGCCGCTGGGACAGAATTGCACGTCGTCGCTAAAACTGATCACCGCTATCTTACCCGGCAAAGACTGCTGCAGAGCCGCCAGCTCGTCTGAGGCAACTTTATATCGGGAACGCCCACCTCTGCTATCCTTGGTTGCCATAGAGCCGGATGTATCGACAAGGATCACATAATCCACATTGATAAACGATTCCGCAATACTTCTGTTGTTTTGTTTGGCCAGGGATGAAATGGATCCTGGCACAATCTGATACTGAGTATTCACTGTGACCTCCTCTTGTATTTTTTACCTTTGCATGACGATGGTTGTTGTGTACTTTTTCATCGAATTTACGTAGCATTCACGCGAGCAGTATGACTGGTACTGACGTTTTCGCGGCAGCCGAACGCCGCATCTACGGCAGACACTAGTCAGTACTGCGTAGCCCAACTCGCGATTGATCCGATCGACATCCGCCATGCCGCTGCGTTCGCGCTTATGCTCTGCGATTCGCTGCCGGTTGGCTTGGCGGCAGGAACGCCTATACTCCGCGAGCCGCTGCCGGTTGGCTTGGCGGCAGGAACGCCTATACTCCGCGAGCCGCTGCCGGTTGGCTTGGCGGCAGGAACGCCTATACTCCGCGAGCCGCTGCCGGTTGGCTTGGCGGTAGGAACGCCTATACTCCGCGATTCGCTGCCGGTTGGCCTGGTAGTAGGAGCGCTTATGCTCCGCGATTCGCTGCCGGTTGGCTTGGCGGTAGGAACGCATATACTCCGCGATTCGCTGCCGGTTGGCTTGGTAGTAGGAACGCATATACTCCGCGAGCCGCTGCCGGTTGGCTTGGTAGTAGGAACGCATATACTCCGCGAGCCGCTGCCGGTTGGCTTGGTAGTAGGAACGCATATACTCCGCGAGCCGCTGCCGGTTGGCTTGGCGGCAGGAACGCCTATACTCCGCGAGCCGCCGTTTGTTACACTCTGCGCATCGTTTCGGTCGAGGTCCATATTTGCTCGATTGGTCAAACTCTACGCCGCAATCAATACAGATCACACCCACCTCTCCACCAATTTATTAGCGCCAGCCGGCCAGCTAGTGACGAGAGTTTGGTCGCCACGAACAATATCATTCCACGCCAGTATTTTTTCAACTGTAAAGCGTCCCATTTTTTCTTGACCGTTTGCCATGATGTAGCCACAACGTAGTGGAGATCGATAACCATATCTGGTTACAGGCTGATCCTCGATCTGCTGTTTTCCCAAACTTGCAGCCATAGCCAATCCCGCATCATATTTTCTTCGCATTTGCGGATCGCTCAGTGTTTGATAGGCATAATTGATTTGTTGAAATTGTTGCGTCGCATCGATTTCATGGCATACATCTGGATGCCATTGTCTGGCAAGCCTGCGAAAGGCGCTCTTTAACTCATCAGCGCTGGCTTGATGACTAATCCCTAAAACGGCATATAAGGTTATTTCTTGGGTTGGTGTGGGTGGACCGGCTTCGAACCAGTCTCGTAAAACTGTTTCGGGGAAGATAACAGACCACTGTCCATCAACCATCCCATATGCCGAGCGCGTGCCATCACCTCGATCTTTTGTGCTGCCCACGTAACGCACTTCAAGCAGCCTGATTTCAGATTTGCTAATCGCAGCGTTGATTTGAGGGAGATGTACCGATTCCCCTAAATATTTCTGGCACCAGTTCACTAAGTAGTGTCCGTGCTTGGGGTCGATCAACCAGGCTTTGCGGTTTGCATCCCACCGGCGATCAGTATTTGGCAATGATTTAATGAGAGCTACCAATGTCGAATTGTATGGGCTATAAAAAACGTATACTCCTTGATCAATGCTAATTTGAACACTACTCATGGTTATATTCCTTCCGCAATTTATGCCGCCCTTTTACACGAGCTTCTTTAACATTTCTATGCAAGTTTCCAGGTTATTTTTAAGAAAGGTCAAATGAAGTTCAATTTGCTCTAGCCGGTCTTTGCGATTAATAGAGCACACATAAGCATTACCTTCCCATTCAAAAAAAGGTAAATGAACTGCGTTGTCAGCTCGCTCACCAAGCGCCGCAATTGCATGATCTAAATACAATGGCATTGACACATTTAAAGCCAGATGTCCTAGTTCGACTTGCACATCCGCAATTTTGCGCACAAATTTAACTTCGAGCTCATGATCGATAGACTCTGTGTTTTCTACTTCAATAGTGTTTTTAACCATATTTTCCTCTGCAGCGCGCCCAATATCCGCAGTAATTAGAACTGCATGCCCAACTGGTCGGATTCTCAGGATAGATGCCTGATTCGATTGCTTTCCAGACATTTCGAACCATCTGAAATAACCACATAAGTTGGCCAGGATTATGGATATGCTCGATCACTTGAAATTGTGGTGTTTTGGTCTTGACAATAACAAAATGAATAAAACGCCACTCTGGATTCTTGACGATCCCCAACTGGTTGAGCATAGCCAGGTAAAACAGCGGCTGTATTTCTGTGAGCGCCTTATCCGCAGACCAACTTGATTTGCTTGTTTTGATATCCCCAGGTATACCGTGTTCGGTAACTAAATCGATAAAGCCTGTGATCGGAATCGGAACGCCAGGCACTTTCAATGCTACTTCACGCTCGATCAGCGGCCCATTTGCATCACGCATCACCCGAACACTGAGTATCCCTTTTTGCACTTCTGAATTTGATAGTATACGAATACCTTCATTGCAATAGTGTTCCGGAGTGTTTGTCCCCCAGTCGATATTCTTGTCTTTTTCAAGCTGCTCGGTCCATTTTTGATTCCACAGGCCGATCAGGCTGTCCTGGTGGTTATTGGCAATGAATGTTTCGACTGTCCCATGCACAGCGCTGCCCATGACTAATTCCGGAGATGTGGGCGTCTTGATCTTATCGATGTATTTCATTTTCCAGGACGCGCTGCACTGAAGAAATAAACTAATACTTGAATATGAAAGGTGATCAAGCTCAAGCATTGTTCACCTGCGCTGCCAATTTATTGGCTATGGCTGCCAATTCTTCATTTGTTCCAGGAATGCGTCCTTCGTTGGCCATCATCACAGCTTCAGCGCCGAACAAGTTGACCAATTGCTCCAGGGTGATCAGCGGAGTTTCTTCAGATTGGGAACTAATTGGGGTTTCCGGCATCGCATACCTAATCTCCGGACTGCCGGCATTCAGCCATTCGATTACCGGGCGTAAAAATTCGGGACCAGGGCGCTCCACAATCATATCGGCCACCGCGCTACAGCGGCTCTTAGATACATTCATTATGTGCGCCCAATCGATATCACAAACCAAATCAAATTCATATTCCGTTCCGGGCCGCTGAACCGGAGCCATGCCCACTTTGCGAACTACGATTCGGCCTTTATCATCAGTCTCTTGCACATATTCCATGCGGGATCTCATGGTAGTAATGACATGACAGGGACTTTGCAAAATCGCATCGATCATACGGGTATGCACCGGGGTCACATGCCGCCAGGCAGACCAGGCCTCACCCAGGCGCTGTTTCATCTCTAATGCTCCGCCAGCGCCTTCCCAGGCATGACTCAGACTATCAATAACCAATACTGAGTATCCGTGACGGCCTGCAGCATTGATCGCTTCGGTATACTTTTCGGGCGAGAACTGGAAAAGCTCGAGCACATCAAATTGCCAAGGAATTCCATCTGGAGCTTCCCCAACATATTTAGAAGCAGATCCTCGTTCCGTATCGATAAAGGCGATCTTGCCGCCATTTGCCAGGGCATGCGCAAAGCGTAAGGCCGTGTAGGTTTTACCGGATCCCGCTGGCCCATCTATCGTCATGCGTAACTTGGATTGGGTTTTGGTTGCAGTACGAAACATATTATTGATCTCCTATTGATACAATTTTGAGCAGTTCTGTGTCAGTTGGACCTTCATTGTCATCATCTGTGTGAAGAACCAACTGTTGATCATTCTTTAGTCCGAGCGCAGCTCGTATTCTGGTTTTTACTCCTTGTCCAATGCCAGGTATCGAGCTGGTTGGATCGGTGAGTGCCACCAGCGACCAGGCTGCAGTACCACAATGTGACATTACGGCCTGTAGCCGTTCGATACCGATGCCCGGTAGCGATGCGACAATCGCTTCCTGAGCAGATAAAATTTTGGGAAACTTCGGAGGTGCTAACAATAACTCCGGTTTACGATCTCGGTTGCCAATACGCAAAATGGTTGATTCAAAAGCCATATCATTGGCGCAATGAACCACAAAAATGCCCATTTCCTGAATAGTAAGCAGGCTGCCCATAACCGCATCCCAGTTCCAACCGGTTTCGCCCTGGTCAGTGATAACTTTATTCCCCGGACCTCGCAGAAAATCACCAGTTACAATCAGATATGACCAACGAGTAACCAGGAGCATTTCAGCAAGCTGAGGAAAAAGCCGGCCATCTCGCAATGTGTTGAGATAGTCGCCTGGAGTCTTGCGTTCAAAGAGCAGGATATTTCCGTCATCGCAGGCGGCCATTACATCACCATACTCCAGGTAGGTCACCACTGTGGGGATGCCGCCAAAGGCGAGCTGCTTAATCCAGTTTGGCTCTCTTATGTCAATTAATGTCGCCACGATACTCATTTGATGTGTCTCCACGATCTATAGGTAGCAATTTTCCATACATTTATGGGCGAGATGCCGAACATTTGAGCAATTTTCTTGCTGGAAACACCCTCTTTATACATCTCTCTAATCTGAATTACCTGGCTATTTGTAACTTTGGCAAACCCACTTTTCTCCCCGCGGGCGACAGAATCGGGATTGGTGTGGGACCAGTGATTTTTTCCACGTGGTAAGTTTTCTGGATGAAGCCGACTGGGGTGATTATCCCCGCGTCGCAATCTCTCGGGATGGAGATGTGTCCCATGTTTATCCCCTCTCGCTAATCTCTCTGGATTTGTGCGACTATAGTGCTGGTCTCCTCGTGGGTATTTCTCGGGATATAACACACGGGCATTTCTGGCACCGGAAGCAGATCTTCCCTTTTGAGCCATGTCTTTGTTGTTTTCGTCCGCGGTGCCCAGAAACAAGTGGTCGGGATTTATGCAGGAAGGAATGTCGCATTTGTGGCAGACATATAACCCGGCGGGTATCTCTCCATTTGCCAGTTCCCACATGACGCGATGAGCTCTCGCTGTCTTTCCCCGAAAACCAACTTTCCCATAGCCGCGGCCCACTGTTGGTCCTTGCCATAACCAGCAGTCGTTTTCAATCCGCACTCTTTTCATCAAGGTCTCAATAGAAGTTTGGTACATGTGCCTACCCCACATACTGAGTAACTGGGGTTGGCTGGAAAAGGAGAGAAGAGAGGAAACCAGTCAGCCCCGGGAATGTGTTGCCCCTTGTGGAAGCACAACAGGGATATACGCTTTGCCAACAGACCGGGTAAATATTCACTATTTGCTATCCGCACCCGCTGCATACATACACACCACAAGGGGCTTATGAAGTTGTTAAGCGCCGGTCTCTCCCGACTGTCGCTCTTATGCTGTTTCCCGCTTGTCTCAGAGTACGGGCTTTCCCTGCACGCCGTTGGGCCGGCAAGCCCTGCAGGTTCGCATTGGGACAGGTGGGCCTCGAACCGCACCTTACAGCGCCGGAGGGGAAAGGCTGCTGTTGCTGTTCCAGCGTCCCAATAAAAGGGGTCATGATGCTGCCTGGCTTGCCTGGTCAAAACATCGCCCCTTCAGGGGGAGAAGAGGGATTTGAACCCTCTAGCTCTGGAGAATGAGGAGGGCATTCTCAAAGCTTTTACCAAATCTCCCGTATTAACCCCAATTTGCCATTTATGCGCCAGCTACCTGGTCACTCGCTCTTAAGCAACATGCACAAATCAGGGATTTGATTATTAAAGTTCTGCTGCGACTTTTGCCGCGCTCACCAGGTCCAACTGGATCTGGGCCACATCTATGTACAAATTACGGGCAGCTTCGATATCTCTTTCTTGCGCCAGTCGCAAGGCATCTTGATGGCTCATCTGGTCGGCTTCTGGCACATAGACCCTGATCAAGATATCTTCAGCTAACTCTTGCCACCCAAACGGTGTAAGTTCATCGTCAAGAAAGTTGGCCATTTTATTTCATTTTCTCCATAATCATCTGCATCGTTTCCGGGCTGTCCACCGTGAAATACTTGTTGATCAAGGGCATATTGGCCACATTCAAACTGATCGTATCCCGAATCACCTTCAGATCAGTTTGGCCGCGCACCGCATTTTCGACCACAACTTTCAGGAATTGCAGCGCCGTATCACGTTCTTTAATGCCGGGGTTGGCTGCCGTTGGTTCTTCGCTAACATTCACCCCCGAATACTGAGTATTGGTGGGGGTATTGGACGGAGCGCCACGCGTCAAATAGTCGGCGACACACGCGTTGCGATCCTTGAACAGGCCAATAAATTCGAATGTAGTGCGGTCCTTCGTTTCACCCTTGGCGTTCACATAGGTTTGTCCGGTTGGTTTTTGTCTTACTCGTACATACCGGCCTGCCAGCTCACGCACACTGATTCCCAATGCTTTGATAGAAGGAAGAACAATCCCGGCCCATTCATGTGATTCGGCAATCATGCCCCGGTTGATTGAGTCCGTTATGTTTTGCTCAGCAATGGGTACGATTGCGATTTCGATTGCAGTTACCCGCTTGTCAATACTGTGTTGCGCCGGGTCATAGGGCACTTTGCCAACACCTTTTTGCAAAATCGCATAATACATATCGATATGCACTTCTCCCCAGTACTCGAATTGCCGCATTTGCGGGTTCTCACTGGTGTCCCAGGGATCATCTGTAATAATTTGGTTTGTCATTTTTGTAGTTCCTTTCGTTTGGACGTTCTGATTGATTATTGTTTTGGTACTCTGCCGGTTGCGACTACTCCGATGGAGGCGAGTGTATAAATATCCGCTTTTTCTTGATCAATCCAATTTGCGATCCGTTTGACCAGCCACCGCTCAAGGTGAGTGCGTGGGAGCGGGAGCATGGTGTAGAGATCATCCAGAAAACGCAGGATACGGGGGTAATTGGCGGTATTTAAGCGGGGAGTATTGCACCGCTGCAACCACCAAAGCATGACGAGAAGCCATAAGGGAAGATTTCCGATCACTGTTGAATTACCTCCTGTTGTGGAATGGGTGGGGTGAGGATGATCACAGGCACAATCCAGATCGTGGGCATAGTTTTTACTGCGGTCATTGCTGCTTCAATCGAATATGTTCCCAAAGCGGTCAAGACTTTCTCCGGCAATGCTGCGGGGAGAATGTATTTCCATCCGCCAGCTTCGAGACTCTTGATCAGCTCTGCAAAGTTCACAGTGTTCAGCTTGAGCCCGTTCAAGCTGTTTTGTGCCCGACCGCTTTGATCAATGATCGTGAAGGCGTAGTTGGACCCTTGCGGCCAGGCCATAAGCAGCAAATCCTTCGATTGCATGATAAAGGTGCCAGGATTAGCGGCCACGACAGCTTTCAGCCCATTGATCGTTTCGGCAGCGCCAAGTTGAGCTCCGCTGCTCGAGCCGGCAGAGATCGCTCCGCCAACACAGGCGATGCTGCTCAGAAACAGACTAAGAATCAATGCGATTGTCCAGATGTATTTGTTCATGCGTTCCTTTCATGTGTTCTATTTACATGTTCTATTCATGTGATTTTTGGGGTATAATTTTTATGGGACATGCGTCCCTTTCATCGCAAGCTCTCGCTCTTACTCAGTGGGAGCTTGCATTTTTGGTCCGACTGCTTGTAGCGCAGTGATGATCCGGTGAAAGGCATCGTTGGCGAGCGCTGCTCGGCGTACTACACTCACTTCACAATTCTTGTCAGCTAACAATGGAGCTACAGCTTCCAATCCTTTGTAGGCGCTTGCGATTGCTTCTGTTCGAGCCCACTCCACATGATTTGGCCAACGCTTTCGAGCCGTCGTCATCCTATATTTCCTCCTGACTGCTATTCAATTGTCAATGTGCGCCCGGTTAGTGCCCGGATAACTGCTTAATTCTGACAAATCACCTCCTCCCCTCTATACTGAGTATGTGGGACTATTCGGTTTGCAATATTTCTCGCCCAATGGCGCTGGCGGGCTGGTACAAATTGGGCTTGATCGCTGCCAGGCAGTCAAAGGCGAAATCGCCGCGCCAGTCACGACATTTGAGCGCAAGCGTCATCAGAAACGAAAAATCGGGAGTGTTGATACCATCTTCCCAGTTTTTCACGGTCATGTAGGAAAGGGATTCACCTTGGATATTTTCAACAAGAACTGCAGCAAACTTTCTCAGGCTGAGCTTTTTGGATTTGCGATATCGGGATACGATTTGTTGGGTAGATTTCATGTATGCTCTTTATAGGTAACTGGAATTACTAAACGTAACTATGGTGACATTATAATAACAAACAGTGTCCAACCTGTCAAGGGGTATTTACACAAAATGTTCTATTGCTATACTTATGTTGTGACGAAAGATAACTTGCGTGAATGGTTCAGACAAAAATATTTCTACTGGGAGCAAAATATCCATCAGGATCGAGGGTCGATTAAAGAATTTGCAGCTTATCTGGGAATTGGACGTACATATCTAACAATGCTTATGAATGGCACCCGCCAAAATATAAGCATGGAAACCGCTCTGCGGATTGCAGAACGGCTGAATGATTATCAAATACTGAGTATTTTAGGATATGCTCGACCAGGTAAACAATTAATTGTTGATCATTTTCCCCTTGATTTTGGAGAACGTCTTACCCGGGCTACAGAAGAAGTAAATCGCACATTCGCCGAACGTGGAGTAACTGGGGAAATGCCTGCGGCAGAAAAAATTGCAGTTGAAATTTTTGAGAAATGGGGTTTTAAATACATTTCAACTAACAGTGAGGATGAAGGATCATAAAATTTTATTTTCATTAGACCTCGGTAATATAATAAACCCTGCTTCAATAATAGCATAACGTTCTATGGATTACAATGGTAAAATAGATTAATTGAAAGTCAAAATTCGATTAATCCAAGAGGTAAACCAAT